AACAGTTATATTTATGGTCAGACAAACGATTACCCCAATTCTTTGTAGAACCAACATACTTCAAATTTCCAATAGATAACATATAAAATGTGTATATCATTAGATATATATATGTTATTTATTTAAGTTGATTTTCTTTTAGTTTTTCTTTTTTTGCTAGATAGTTTGCTTTATTTCGTGCTTTTATTTTTTCTTTGTTTGCTTCTCTATATGCTTTTCTTTGTTCTTTTACTTTTTCTTTGTTTTCTTGGTAGTATGCTTTGGATTTTTCATTTTTTACTTCTTTAGTTTTTTGATGGTATTCTTTTTTTTGTTCTAAAATTTTGTCTCTATTTTTATCATATCTTACTTTGTCTCGTTGTATTCGTTTTTCTTCTGTGGTTGTTTCAGGTGAATATTTTAAATCTGAATCTCTAACATTACAACCTTGACATAAAATCATTCTAAATAAACCACTATCGTGGTCGTGGTCTAAACAACGATGTCTAGAAGTTTCAAATGGTTTATTACAGTGTTGACATTCCATTGTATTCATATATACTTCATACAAATCATCCCATTCTTCATAAATAACACCTTTTTGTTTCCACCCTTTAATCATAGTTCGTTTATATTCTTGCGGATTATCATAATACGATTTTGGTAATTCAATCGTATTATGGTTCATTGATTATATATATGTTATATATTTATATCAATTTTATTAATACATACCACTTAACGACCCACCAGAAATACTACCTCCAGATTTGGCACCACCAACATTGCGAACACCTTTCATAGGGCGTAATGGATGACGATTTAGCATTTTTCCACCTACTAGTCTTTCCTCACCCAGTTGACTTTCAGCAGATTGTGCCTTCGTCTTTAAACACATTTCACGAGTCAAAATACCACTGTAAACAGACGATACACCTTGCGAAGTTACGAAAATTCCACTATTTACACAAACAACACATACTTCTGGGGCAATAGAGTCTTTGGATAAGTTCTCAACATTTACCTTGATTTGAAAGTTAAAGTTGCCTAAACTTCCGCTGGTTAGGTAATCAGGTAGAGATAAATCCATAGGAGGAGAAAGAACTAGTAGAGAACCAGTCGTATAGACACTTCCACCTTCTCCGTCGTTGCTGTTATTGTCCCATACTTCACCGCTAAATTCAGACCACGATTGATTAGAACCATTACGCATAGACATTTTCCATAGGTCTTGAGCAGTAGCAGACGAAAGAAGACCACTCGCATTGTTAATATTAACAGACACACCTGTAATACGGAAAAACGAATCCGCATCTTGAATGGTTTGCGAAGTCATTGCTTTACGAACGCAAACTAGGAAATAGTCTGGGATTTGATTTAGTTGGATGTTATTGGATAGAACAGAACTAGTTCCTAATGGTTCAATAGATTGTCCTGAATTGGCATTGGTTAAATAACGAGGAAAGTCCATATATGGAACAACATTTTTGGTTTCAAGACGGTCAGACGGTTGAGTGGAAAGGAACTTGAGAAGCATATTAGAGTCATTGAATAGAGCAGTTTGGTTAAGATTAGAAGCACCAGAAGATAGACTACGGACTGCTGCTTGGGTCACACCAGCAGTAGCAGAGGCAGTTACTAGTCCGGTTCCGTCGCAAATTAGACGAGATAGGGTGCTGTCTAAACTAAAATTAAATGCCATATTGTTAATTCCTAGAAGACCTTGTGCGTTATGTTCTGGGGAACTCCAAGTAAAAGGACTGATAAAGAGTGGTTCAGTAATTTTGGTTTTAACTTCTACAACCCACCATTGTTGGTCATAAAAAGTATATGCCACACCAGTAGCACCACCAGCATCTACCCATAGTGCTTGTTTTAGACTATTATCAATTAAAGCACCAGTAATTACGGTTGCTGTTCCATCCGCAGCGTAAGAAGTACCTGAACCGTAATGACTGGCATATAGTTCAATTGGATGAGCACCACGAGGAACTTGGTCTACATCATACGAAGCAGTATTCCACGAAGCAAGAGGGTTATTGGATGCTCCTACGGCATCTACATACGATTGGTATGCTTGGTCAGGTAGAGATGGAGTCATACCATTATATTTGTATAAATAACGAGAATCGTTTAGTCGTAGAAGTTGAGGAAGAACATCACGAACATTAGTGCTAACACTAGTGTTATTGATAGTAGCAGAAGCAGTATTCATTAAAGATGCTAAAGGAAAGGCACGAAGAGCACACGCTTTACCCCAATCTAAAATAAGATTGTCTTTAAGTGCGATAACATTCGCAGAGTCAAACGAACCATCTGCGGTAATAGGATAATCAGACGAACCTACATTAAACGAAAATGCCATAGTGGTTTCAATTAGAATATCACGACCAATCACGATATTTTCACTTGGGACTTGAACAGAGAAAATCATAGTGCTAGAGTTTTGAGCAGTAGCAGGAAATTGCTGATTAGTATAACTCGCGGCACCGGATTTTACACAATACGCTAAATCTGGGGTAATATCATTGATTGTAGAATCTTTCACTAAATATGTTTTAAAACTTTCACTCATATATAATATCAAAAGAAAAAAAATATCTAACTTCTAATTTTTAAAGTCTATTTAAATATCTCCCTTTTTTAAGGAATGCCAGTTTTAAAGTAACTGACCCACCACTGGCAAGACGGAATGGAATTAATACACCTGTTTTCAATCTATAATAAATACTAATATCAATATTGTGAAGTGGACGATTTCCGTATAAATGAATACGTCTATACTCACCACTTGGAACATATACAACATTTGGACGATATACACCATCTTCTGTTGCTATATCTGTAATTACATTTTCTACATTTGCTGGGGTTCCTCCTACAATTGGCACACCATTATCAAAAACAATTGGAGTAGATACTTGATTGGGTTCAATAGGTAATGTGTTGGAAGTAAATACTAAACTAGTAATAGGACTCCAACTTGCTACAGTTGAATATTCTTGATAAACATTAATTACATTATAAAAATCAGCAGAATCCGTAGAAGGAACTCCAAAAGGAAATACTTGGGACACATTTGAACCACCAATATCTGGAAAAACAATTTGAAAGTTTCGTCCGTCTGATGCTGCTAAAGCATCGTAACCATTATAAACAGATGGGAATGAATTAAATAATGAAAATAAAGGTGCGTTAAAATAAAGTCTAATTTGAGTAAAGTTTTGTGAGTTAAAAGCATTCACATCTCCTTGAAGAATAGCACATTGAGAAGCAGGGTCCCATTTAATAATAGGTGTATAAATTGTATCCGTATACGGAATAAAATTTGGGTCATCACCTCCAGTTAATGCCGCAAAAGAGGTTGCCATTGCTTCGTATATAAGGTATAAGAACCATTCATAACTATAACAATTGTAATATCCACTATTATTATCTTGTGTTTTGGAAGGATTAAGACTTGGTGCTAAAGGTTGAGTTGCTACTTTGTCTTGTGGATTCCAAGTAATATAAGTTTGATATACATCTGTTACATCTACAACTTTTCCTTCAAGAACTTGTGTTTGAACCATAGATACAGAATAAATCGTTTTGTTTGCGTCGTCTTGATTTGGCATAATAGATGGAATAAAAACTGGTAAAGTGCCAGTATCTACTGTAAATCTTAAAATACTTAAGTCATAATGTTCCGGATTTTCAACAAAAGGATTGCTCCTAGATTCATTAAAAGTAAACACTTTTGGAGAAGTAATAGTGCTTTCAAAATTAGTAGACAAAACATCAAAATAAACTGTGTCTGGAAGATGAAGATTTTTGGTATCATTCAATTGACTCATATATATATATCAATAGATTTTATTTGTAAATAGATATTCATAAGTTATTTAATAATGTATGAATTAAATGTTGATGAGCAATGGATTGTTTTCCAAATATGTTGCGATATAAATAGAAGTATATTTGGTTTAGAATACTAATTAAACCAATCAAATTTAGAATGATGTTGAATACCTAGTCCAATATAAGTTTTGGGTGGAATATCATTAACGATTGTGGTGCGATGTTCCTCAATTGGATTAATTGTATCTGCTTTAACCATTATATCTCCCTTCTTTTTTTTATCATACATTGAGACAATATCCCCTGAACTCCTAATAGTTGTCTCATTATCTTTTTTTTTATCCGTTGGAAGAGCAGCAGGATTTATATTTATAATCTCACCAGTCAGTCCTTCTTCATTTAATAATTTAGTAATTTTGGCAGATTGTGAATGACCAATATTGAGAACTTTATAGTTTGGATATTTTTCTAAAACTTTAACTTGTGTATCTCGTGCGTTTTTATATCTTTGTGTATTCTTATATTGTCCTAAAAGCAGAGACAAATTATTGGTCCAATCTTTTAAAGTCTTAATGCTTCCACGATTTGCTACTACTACTTTGCCTGTATCTTTATTTACGAATACTTTTGATTCACTCGTAGACAATGACTTATCTAATTTATATTTACCAATATTTTGAATATCTTTATTTTTTTTGTAGGAAGCAGAACTCATATGCTGTATCTTCTTTGCGGTTAATCCTGAACCTTTTTTGATTGGTCCTTCAATCTCTTCTTTTACTTTCCACCAATAATTATAAATAATATTAGATAATTTAGTTGGACTCATTTCTTCAAATAATTTATATACATCAGGTATAGTCATATCTTTATTAATTAAAAGTATTTCAATAACTAACATAGTCCAAAAATTACATAATCCGTTTTTAGAAATTCTTTTAGCAATTTTTTGAATTCCCTTTCCAGCAGGACACGATATTTCAACTGGAACATAAGGTTTTTTTAATAATTTACCAACTTCTTCAAAAAAATCATCTAATAATTTACTTTGAACACTATATTTGCTTGATGTTTTACCTGCTGGGTCAAATCTATATATTTTGTCTCTAATTAGAATTAAATTAGCGTGTCCTTTTTCTTCTAGTTGAAGACCAATATATAATATAAAATCATCACAATCTTTTATTAATTCAACAAATTTATCAGGAGTTAGATTTTCATATTTTTCTTTTTTATAATATAAACTAATTGTGTCTTTAACTGATAATTTTCCAGAGCATACATTTTCATATTTTTTAAATCTTTTAAAAATCAAATAATGTTGACTATCTACTGATATATTATCCTTATCAATAAATGCTCTACATTTAGACGCATTTTCCAACCAAAACTCTACATTTTCTGCGTGTTTAATATCTTCTAAATCATCAGGTATTTCTTCCACTTCTTCTTTGTTAACTAATGAACGCAACTTAAATAAAATAAAATCAACTTGTAAATTACCATAAATATATTTTGGTTTTTTTACACTGTTTACAAAATCTCTATACTGAATTGCTTCGTTATAATCATCGTCTTCCATATCTCCTTCAACAGCATCAATTAAAACTTGTTTCCAAGTTTCAAATGTATCTTTAACAACTGGTTCAATTTTTTTTCTAAAACTAGTGGTTGATTTCTCATATAAATAATTTAAAATATCCATTTGCTCTTGAATTGGTAAGTCAGATATATATTCTAGTATTATAGGCATAGTTTTGTCATAATCAAAAGTCTTTTTTCTTGTCAAATTAATAATATAAATTTCAAAATTTGCTTTTTGATAATTTTCGTCAAGTTCTTCTTTAATCTTTTCAGACATATTATATATATATATAAAGATTAAAATGTATGTTAATTATGACCTTTTATAAATTTGAAATGGTACACCATTCACTAGTTACGAAAGGTGGTAATACTCAAAATTATTATATTGGAAGAGTATTATCTAAACCAGGTATTGAGACAAGAGGATATAAAATAGTTGAATCAAAGTCATATAATAAACAATTATATAGTTCAAGTGAAGCATTAGATTCATTTTATAAATTTTGTAAAAAATATGTCTCAACAGAAGATAGAACAGGTAATCTTCAAAGACCAAATCATTCATCATCAGAATCGTCGTGATAATGATAATATGGTTTTCTACATAAAGGACAAATTTTCACATTCATTTTAGTTTCACATACAAAACAAAGATGATGACCGCAACAGATTTTATTAGTTGTCTCATCTAAACATACTGAACATTCTACAATTTCAGATTTAATATTTTCAAATGGAAGAACTAGATTTTTAAATTTATGTAAGTTTCTTTTTTCTGTTTGTTCTTTAGTAAAAAATGAATTCTCAATTTTACAAAAAGTAATATCTTTTATTTTTAGAACTTCGTCCATAAGTTCCTGTGGACTTTTTACTTCAAGACAATATAAAATCTTGTGTTTCCATCTAGAAGAAAAAGTTAAACGAACACTAGACTCATTATCAGGTCCACTAAATAATCCTCTAAATTCACATTCGTCAACTGCGATATTATTCACTTCACTAATATATAATTTCAGTGAAATACCTTTATGTCTCGTAAGATAATTATACATTTCAGTATAATCTTGTAATTCATAAGTTTCCATTTGATAATATAACATACTGTATTTCTTTATATCATAACATATATTATTTACCAAAGCAACCAATATGATGCGAACGCAGGTGTATACATAGGAGAATCTTGCCACTTATGATTCCGTAATCTAAATAATCTTCTTTTTTCTTCGTCTTGTGTTTTTGTATAATCCTCGTAGGAAGAGTCCCCAATATAAAACCATTTCTTTTTGTTTGGGTTGTATATTTTATATTTTTTAGAAGGTTTTTCAGAGATTTCAATCTGTACATTATTTCCGTATACTTTTTTAGCATTAGAAAAAACTTTTGCTGGATTAGAGACAAGTCCAATAGGTTTATATTCCTTTGGCATATATATTATATAGATAGATTTATTAAATTATATTAATGGATAAAGATGAAATGATTGAAGAAATTAAAAAATACTATAAATCAATAAACAGAGACAAATATCCTAATATGGAAAATTATTCTATTAAAGAATTACAAAAAGTTATGGAAATCTTTAATTTATTTTAAAGTTATATATATATATGAGTGTAAAGTCAATTGGTCTTGTAAACACTACGGTAGGGGCGGAATCAGTGGATTATAACTATCCAAGTATTAGATTAGGTGAATCAGGTCAAATTATTCAAGTAGCAGAAACGGATATAGTTTCTAACGACGCATTACTCGTAAAAATTCAATTGCTAGAAGATGAAATCACCGCAGATAATGTGATTGTGGATACTTTAAGTGATTCAGTTGGAGATTTAGTTGACGATATAGTTGAACTTCAAACGAATATCACAGCACTTGATACACTACAAGCAAGTTTATTGACTACCTTAACGAATTTAGTTAGTGTAATAAGTCAGTTGCCAGATTTTGAACCAACTTCTTTAGTAGTTTTATCAAATGATTCTGGATTAGAGACAAATGGAGATGGAGATTTAGAGAATGCGTATTACTTTCAACCAAATCTAGGGACAGAAGA